GTTATCTCTAGAGGAGGAAATGCCAATGGAGAAAATAAAACAACAGGTTAGTGATTTGGCTCATAATCTGGTTACAATAGTAATGATAACATTATTTATGTTTCCAGTCCAGCCCGCACAAGCCTTAGTAGTAAAACCTTTAGTGAAAACTGAAGCCCAACTAAAGCAAGAAGTCTTAGATAAGTTCAGTAATGAAGTTTACAAACCATCTGAGATGCTTACAGACGAAGAGCTAGTATTGCTACTCAAAACTGTAGGATTCGAAGGAGCAGGCCTTAAGAAAGCTTGGTCAATAGCAAAGCGTGAATCTAACGGAAGACCGCTTGCATATAACGGGGATAGGAAAACTGGAGATAGTTCTTACGGAGTATTCCAGATAAACATGATTGGAGATCTCGGTCCAGACAGACTAGAGAAATTCAACCTAAAGAGTAACAAAGAGTTATTCGACCCAGTAACAAACGCAGAGATAACGTACTATATGACCAACGGCGGTTTAGATTGGTCAAGCTGGAAGGGTATGACCCCAAAAGCGCAGGAATGGCTATTGCGATTCCCAACAACTGAAAAGAAGTAGGATAAATGAAGGTACAGTATGTATCGAAGTATCTCTCTTTATCACAAGAGGGCCTTGTTCCAGAGCTTTTATGCCCAATGGATCAAGGCTCTCTTTATCCTAATCAAGACGGCGAAGACAGGGTATTTGTTTACTGCTTATCCTGTAATTATAAAAAAGTCCTTGGATCTAAAGATTACGACAATATCGTGAAAGCGGTGGAAAATGTTGGATAAATGTAAAAACGGGCAATGTGCCTGTGAACAAGAAGAGAATTTTTTTCACATTAAAGTGATTCCGCAAAATAGTGCGAATTTCAGTGCGGCGGATGAAGAGACATTTTCTTCATATGAATTTGAGTCAAACACCCTTACGGAAACAGATTCTATGGGGAGAGAAAAATTTTGGGAAGATATGGGGAGACCATAATGGAAGAAAAAGAGCCTCAATCTCTGGAAGACAATTTACCTATGGTAAATTATATAATGCTTCACCGAATTTACGATATGCTGACCTTGGTGGCAAAAGGAGCAGTAGGTGGAGAAGAAGTAGGAAAAATGATACAATATCATAAAGAGGGATTCCTTCTGGGTCCTAGTCCATCTTATTCAATAGACGAAAGGGAAGAAAATGGCGAGTAAAGAATCTGTTGTAGACACAATGGTTGAACAAATTAATATTCAATCTAGACAAGCAACTGTGCAAAATAAGGGAGACTTGGTTGAGCTGGAAAAGGCTCTATTACAAGCACAACCTGCTTATAATCATATGTGCAGTGGAATTGTTGATGCACTAATCGCAAGAGGAATGATTTCTGTAGATTAGTATTGACTTAAAATATTGTATCCAATACAATAATGTTATAGGTCGAGCAATTTATTGTTCCCTATAATTGCCTTAAATGGCAGCAAAGCCCAATCGGATCCGCCTCTGATTGGGTTTTTTGTTTATTGGGGTGTATAATAGATATATGACCCCTCATGAGTTTTCTAAACAAATGAAAAACCCTTATTTTGGAACAAAGTATTATAAGGAAGAAACTAATGCAGGCAAAATGGAAACTAGAATAGAATTACGGATAGAAAAAATTCTATCTAAAATATTTTTTTGGAGAAAGAAAAAAGATGCTTAATTTTGACAACAATCCTAACGTTAAAAAAATATATGACGATATCTGGGTGTATGAAAACTTTTTAAATGAAGAGGAGTGCGTTTCTTTAGAGAACATTGCTAACGGACTTACTGAGCCACAATGGAATGAAGCAAATAGCCCACTAGATTGGTACAACGGAAAGGTAAGCATTGCTATCCCAGAACTTCTTGATATAAATAGCAGAGTAAATGATCTCGTATCTCCTGGCTATGTAGCTACTGCAAACTCTTCTTTCCATAGAATGTTTGTTGGAGATAGTATGCACGAGCACGAAGATACTTGCGGGGAAGATGGAGAAGCAACTTCAAATGATGACTTTAACACATGTGCTATTACAAAATATGGAGTTGTAGCATACTTTACAGATAAGTTTGAAGGTGGAGAAATATACTACCCATTATTGGGATTAAAAATTAAACCAAAATCTGGTGATCTGTTAATACATGGTGCTTTAATTAGACACGGTGTTGCAGAAGTTACAAGTGGAATAAGATATGCTTACTCTACTTTTTTAACGGAAAAGAAATAAAAATGGCTGAAATTATTTGGGAAACAAATCTACCTGAAAACAATAACGAAGAACCTGTTGAAGAAATATCTAATGAAATATCTATTTCTGAATCTAAAGGTGACCGTCCAATTGAACAAGTTCATCTTAGTAAAAAGCTAGGGTTTGTTGATATGGGCAATGGAATTCTTAAATACCCAGACTTGTTAAACCTGGATGACTACAACTATATACTATTTCAATGTGATGCTCTTGATGAAGAGTCTTGGTCTACTCACCCAACAGACTCTGAAATTCACGGTAGAATTTCTACACCTCTTTCGATTCAAACTTTAAACTCTTCAATTATTGAATGTATAATTAACGAATACTGGACTAACGAACATAACACAATTAACAGAACAAGACCTAGTGACAATGTAGATAGAATATGGGGCGGAGCAGACACCTGGAAATCAGCAGACTATGTAGCATGCTATTACCTTGGTGAATGGACTGGCGGAGAAATTATAACATTATCAGATGGATCTGAAATTCTTCCTGAAACAAACACTTTGTATTGCTTTCCTATAGATGGAGGATAAGAACTAGAAACTATACGCTAGATAACACAACGCCTGTTGAACTAACAATTGAAGATGAGATCAATGCAAAGTCAACACTGATAATCTCTAATACAAGCTCCAATAAGCATCTCATTATTGGAAATAGCGATGTAAGCACTACAAATTACGGGATTAGACTAGAACACGATTCAATGCCTTTGTCTATAGATGTGTATAAGGATGACAGACTTTGGGCTCTTGGCGAAGATAATACTGTAACTTGTGCAGTTATGATTATTGAAAAATAAAGTAACAATACAGACATATTAGACATATAGTGCAAAAAGTGCGAAAAAAGTGCTTCGGCGAGAGAAGACCACATTTGTCATATATGCTATTTTCTAGAATATCCCATATAAGCCCTCTACGAGGGTTCTAAGCCCTTAAAGGGTCATAATTGGTATCTCCGATACAAAAGCCCTTAAAAGGGCGGGAGAAAAAAAGAGCTACACCTGATAAGACTGCTGTCGCAGTTAACGCAATTAACGCATAGATCTTTTTCATTTGATATCTTTCCAAAATGCTATTAGTAGAACCACTATTGGTCCAAATATGACTGTTGCTTGTATCCAGTTCATTTTTATATTATACCATAATCCTAGTCAACTACAATATTTAATGCATGATCTGAGCAGTAATATCTCATAGATCCATCTGTTAACATCTTAGATGTATATGATAGCTTATCGCAATAACTACAAAATTTCATTTATCCTGCCTTCCGCTTTTTTCTCATATGTGTTCTTATTCTATGGCAATTAGAACATACTATCTCACACTTGGCTATTTCTGCATCTATTCGTTTCTTAGATAACGTATTGATTAGTTCCGCCACATTTGCATGTTTGGTTCCACGAACATGATCAAAGTCCATCATATAATACGGATAGGATATCTTGCAATCCATACAAGGGTTCTTTTCTTTTATCTCTTTTAAATAACGTGCCAGATAGTCTTTTTGTTTCTTGATCGACATCTTCTCTGGAGACATAGCTTAATTATATAGCAGTATAATTATCAGTCGACTAGGATTTAAGATTTTACATAATGTTAATAAAATATTTTTTCTATATTGTTTATCTTTATCATTTATTGTATAGTGGATACTTGGGAATTAGATTTTAGCAAACCCCCCCTACCCCCCAAATTTAAAAAATCTTTTTGGAAAGATAGGGGAGAGCTTTACTAGATTCTAATCCAACACACTCTTTTTAATGTCCGTTTTGTCCGATAGTGCGCCCATAAGCCTATAATTTTGAGCGTGAGTGTGGTGTAACTCACAAAAATAGTTTGAGAATACTAGCGAGTAACCCCCCTAAATGTCAGTCCCCCCTGTTAGGCTTATAGTATAAGAAGTTAACAAGGAGTTAACCTTAATAAAGAAAGGTCAATAAAATGACAAATAGAATTTGGGAAAGTCGTAACGACTATCAGAATGACGCTCAGCGTCTAGGCTATGTATCTTGCTCAGCAGGGTGCGGTAGAGTAACCGCTTGGACACTCTGCGTAATGTGTGGCGGTAACTACGCTACACACAACACTCTTGGAAAGGAGAATAACTAATGAACGATTATCTAGACTATATGGATGAAATCTACGAGGAACTCGTAGAGGAATATGGACACGAGATAGAGTCCAAGTGTGAGCATAATCACACTAACGCCTAACAGCGTGTCGCTTGTAAATGTCAGCCCTATCGGCTACAATTACAGCATAACAACTAAATAAGAATTAGAGCGTGAGCCTAGCAAATAATCCGAAAGGTGAGCCTAGCAAATAACCGCTCAACAACTAACTAACGCGCACAATTACTAGGCGTTGACTTTACCGCTAATAGCGCAGATGAAATGAATAAAGTCGTAGCAGACTTACAAAAGGTTTCCACTAATGTAGTGGCACATATGAGAAAGGTGTCAATGTAATGATGACTAAATGGGATACTATTCAGGCAGATGTAGCAGATGCTTATGTCTACATAGATGAAGAAGAAGCCTATAACAAGGCACTAGCAGAAGGCGTAGATTTTGGCGCTGATGATTTTGATGATGATGAATTACACAAATCACTAACACTAGATTGGAATGACTAATGATAGCGGACGGATTAGAGTTATACATAACAAGCGACTACGGATTAGAATTAGATAGTTTCTTAGGGGCTATCTATCTACCTTGGCACACTATCATTATCACCGCCCTAGTAATAACCGCCTATAAGATTTACAAGAGAAAGAAGAATAAGTAATGACTACTAATCGCCTACTAACTACCGCCGTCCAAATAGGTATCGGAATACCTACCCTGCTAATGATGCGCCTAATGTGGCGGGAGATCGTCGCAGACTTTAGAGAGTGGGATAAATCACACTAACCTAACGGCGTGTCGGCTTGACAAAAGCTGATCCGCCCGCAAGTACTTGAGGGAGTTATCCACAGGGTGATTAAGGGTCTGTGGATAAACACCCTAGAATTTGTGAGGTTTATCACAAAAATAGTTTTCCGACACGCCCGAAAAAGGGGTCAAAATGTCAGACCCCCCTGCTATACTAGCGACATACAAACAAAAAGAAAGGTGGTCTCAAATGACTACACTAGAAAAAACAAATATCGGCTTAGCACTAGGAATATCTGGTGCTCTTGAAAATCGTATTCTCCACGATTGGAATAATGGTGGTGCTAAAAGCACTTATGGTCTTAGCGTTTATCAACGCAAGGTTTTGCTAAAAGTTCTTATTCGTGAAAATCCTAAATGCGAATGCGTAGTGTGTATCTAATGAAAGATTTCGTTACTAACTTAGAATTAGAAAATTATTGGAAAGATGCCCCAATTGGCATTCACCCCGATTTAGCAAAAATGCTAGACGAACTTATCTCAAAAGGAGAATATAAATGAAATCACAACTAGAAAAAGATTTAGAAATCAAAGAAAGTTTTATTGACTTACTAAATGATGTTTATCCTACTGTAAAAATTGGTTACTCTACTTTTACTCCCGCCGAAATTCTAGAATGTTGCGACCCAGTAGCATTTGCGATTGGCTTAGTTGAACACGAAGATTATTTAGCAGAAATGGAAAACGAATAATGGAATTTTATGGATTTGAACACGCAATTGAATTAGATCATCTTACCGATGAGCAAATTCTTCAACTAGAAAAAATATTTGAAGATTTTGAATAACTAACGGCGTGTCGACTTGACAAATTGACAGCTGCGCCCACAAGGGTGCGGCGTCGGGCGTGTCGTTATGAAGTCGTTATAAAATTCCCTGGATTCTACGGCGTGTCGACTTGACAGACAAATCGGACATTTTGTGTGATGCTTATCACATAACTTGTGTGATGCTTATCACAAAGCCCACGCTCCAAATAATGAGACAAACCCTTGCCAAATTGGAAAATGTCAGTCCGTTCGTGTATAATCTCTACTATAACAACAACGAAAGAAGGTGCCACTAATGGCTACTAAACTCTACACAATCGAAAGCCTACTTGTAGGAAAAAACTATCGCTCAAACTCTCGCCACTTTTCAGGCGAAATCGTTTCTGCTGAGGCTCGCCCTGAAATTTACTACGGCGAAAAAACCGAAGCGTATCTAATCGAAATTCGCACGGGCGGTCTGCGAAATAAATTCGCAACAATCGCAGTGAAGGTTGGTGAATAATAATGGGATACATCGAAATTTTCAGAATGAATGAAGATGGTGCGGGCTGGGTTGATTTAGCCGAAGCCACTCCAGATGAATTATTCAACATCGAATTAGGATTACTAGAAGAAGGAGCGTTCGAATGAACTTAGACGAATTCAAAAAACACGTTATCGCACAACGTGAAGCAAGCAAGGCGGAAGCCTTGTCAGTGCTATCTGCTACAATTACCAAATCAACAAACGAAAGGGAAAACCTATAATGGGAAGAATGAAAGAAATCTACACTCAGATTTTAGAGTGTGAAACTTGTAATGGTCAAGGCTGGCAATTTTTTGGAAACCAAACCGATTATGATGTCGAGGCTTGCGAATGTAATCCACTAGGATTTTTTCAGGAGAATAAATAAATGAGCGAAATTGCTGGAATGTGGATTTGCGATAATTGCGATACTCTTGCCGTTGTGTCAGTGCTAACTGATACAATACAAATAACACAATGTAAATGCGTAACTAACGAAAGGGAAACTAATGTATAAACTAACTTGCGCTTATGATAGCAACGCTCCCCACTGGTCTGCTGAATACGAAAATGAATTTGGTGCGTGGGAAAGTTTTTTCCGTTTCACCGATTGGGGAATGGCTAACGAATACTCAACTGTAAATCTATCAACGCCAACTGGCAAAATGTATACAAAAGTTTTTTATAGAAATGGAATGGTATCCGTAAAATGATGACACGAAAAGATTACATCGCAACCGCAGAAATTCTAAAGTATGCGAGCAATAAAACTCACCCTGCTGTATTTTCTAAAATTGTAAATGATTTCGCAGAAATGTTTGCGAAAGATAATGAGCGATTTGATGTAAAACGATTTCACGAAGCGAGTGGGTATAATGTTCCTAACTTCACTTCAAGATAAAGTAAAACGCATTCAGGAATTGCGTCGCAGTAATGCGGCGCAACCTGTTCGCAATAAAAAAAAATACACACGAAAGATCAAACATAAAAATAAATATGCAGAGTAATGCATAAATATGCGGCGCCCACTAATGGTGCGGAGTCGGGCGTGTCGTTACGGGTGTGATCTAAAACACCCTAGAATTTTGAGCGAGTTGCAAAAAATGTCAGTCTAGTCTGCTATAATTCCACTATCTACTAACGAAAGAGGTCCATAATGGAACTATTTACTGTTGCTTGCTTAAACTATGAAATCTGCGGCGCTACCGAAACTTTTGATTCTATTGACGAATATGAAATTTATGGCGATGACTATATGTGTGCCGAATGCTACGATTCCGAAGAAATGGAATTCTATGAACTAACTGGCTGGGCTGATTCAGATGCCCTTGCTTCCGCTGGCTTCGGTATGGATGAGGATTACTAATATGTCAGACGTCGACGCTATAATTACCCCTATGAAACTTAAACGTTCAAATGATCGAAAGGTGGCTAACCTTGTCACAAAAAATGGAAAGCAAGCCGCAATTGCTAACACGTTCGGATTACCTGCAGGAAAAGATTTTTCATGTCCTGGTGCTACGTCTATCTGCGAAACTGTTTGCTATGCAGGCAAGCTTGAAAAACTATTCAAGGGGGTAAAAACTAATCTCCTGCACAATTGGGAGCTCCTACGTAATGCAGACATGGATACCATGTATCAATTACTTAATGAAATGATTATTGAATTTAAGGCAGACTGCGATAAGAAAGACGCCCCTAAGTTATTCCGTATCCACTGGGACGGCGATTTCTTTAATGATTTCTATACCTATGCCTGGAAGAATGTAATCAATGAGCATGCGGATGTTCAATTCTGGGTATACACTCGTGTTAAATCTGCAGCGCTTATCCTTAAAGATATATCTAATCTATCGTTGTATTATTCTACTGATGACGAAAACAAAGATACCGCTCATGACTTAAAACTAAATCAAGGTATCCGCCTTGCTTATTTAGGGAAGACGTTTGCAGTAACTGAAAACACAATGAAAGAATTAACGGGCAAGCCTGGCGCTAAATGTCCTGAAAATAATAAATCAATTCCATTAATTAGCAATGCAGGGTCCGCATGCGTGTCATGTGGATTGTGTGTTTATGGCAAAGCAGATATTAGATTTAGCGCAACTAAAAAATAGGAGAAATAAAAATGGAGTACTTCAACGCACTAATGGCCACGGTATTAGGAGATGAATTTCAGAGACAAGCTGCTAAAGAATATTTAGCGGAGGTTGATCCAGAAATTTGGGCCAAGGAAGAGTAAAGGGCCCGCAATACTGCGGGGTTTTCCACAGGCTTACGGCTTAGTTGTGGATAACCCTGAAATGTGAGAAAAATCACAAAAGCTGCGACACGCCGAGGATGTGTTAGCAAATGTCAGTAGCCTAGTGTAAAATACCATTATTCCAACAACGAAAGGTAACAAATGTCTAATCTAATGAAAGTTCCACACACAGTTGTATTCGAGGCAATTATTGACTTGGATAAAATTGAGGCAAAGTTATTGCCTGCGCTAATCTCTCTTGATGAAAAAACACTTACAGAAATGTGCAAAGGCGCAACACTACACGCATTACAAACTGCTGATGTATTGACAGTTGCAAACGAAGGTAACTCTTGGGCAGAATTAACAATTAAGGAAGGTAACTAATAATGGGATACACAACAGCGTTAGCACTTGAAGAAGAATTAGGATTGGAAGCGGGATTAGCAATTCACTTGCAGGGTAATCATTACCCACCCGTTCCCGTCGCTATGGTGCAACCTTGCATAGATGCTATTGATGCGTTCTATGATGAGGAGTATAGCCGAGAGATTAACTTACCTGAAGGTATTACTTGGCGTGGGCAAACCTCTTGCCCTGCGTCTGCAATAGTAGATGCTCACCACTTAGAGGCTTGGCTTCCTCAATACGAGGACTAGGGATCAAAGTAGGCGTGTGAGATTAATCACACGCTTACTATCTCAAATAATAAGATTGGGGTGGAAAATGTCAGACCCACCCTGTATAATAACAACCCTAACGAAAGGAAACAAATGACAACAACACTAGAAGTAGGTCAAACCTACACAACAACAACAAGCGGTATTACAGGAGTTATCAAGGCGGTTGATAACCACCCTAGCGGAACAAATCGTATCCTGCTTGATGTCAATGGCAAGGAACGCTGGACAAGCGCACCTGCTAACTAAGTAAAACGAAACAGGGGCAGTTTAGAGAGTGTTCTAGCCCAATGTCGTAAGTAAGAACTCTCCACCTTCGGGTGGAAATGTCAGTAGCAACTGATACAATACAACCAACAACCAACAGAAACGAAAGGGAAATAAATGAGCAGACAAATCACAGTAAAGGTAGCAACGACCAAAGTAATCAAGGCACTAGAAACTCGCCTTGCTAAATTGGAAAAGGACTACGCAGACCAAACAGCAAATGAAGCAAAGCACACTAAGGCTTATGAGGCTTGGAAAAAGGAAGTAGGCAAGTGGGCTATTGCTAACTTCTCAAAGGCTGAGAACCTTCGCACAAACTATCGCCAATGGAACAACACTCTCAATGTTGATTTTGACATTATCACTAAAGAGGGAACTTTTCCTAAAGAACCTGAAAAGGATTTTGAGGTAGTTCATACACATCAGTATCGTGAAATCAAAGAGGACATCACAAATGCTCTCACAATTCTCAAAATGACAGATGAGGAAACAGTAAATGCTTCCACAATGAAGCAGATTGCTAAGTATCTCTAACTAAACTTAGGGGGGCAACCTAAAGTCCTGAACCCTAACAACCTGAGCAAGTTGCTAAACTGCTCAACCAACCAACTAACGAAAGGAAATAAAATGTCACCAATTCTAGATACCGCTAAGGGTCGCTTCTATCGCAAGGGCGATGTATTCACAACTGGCAAATCAGGAATTACTGGCACTATCACGGAAATCGTTTCTATTCGTCCAACTCTAACTAAACTTGGATTGAATACAGAAAATGGTTTGCGTTGGGCTATGGTAAAAATCGGCGCATAATCTTATGGGGGCTAGACAGAAACTAGCCCCAATGTTATAATTCTTATCCCTACTAAAGAAAGAATAAAATGAAAAATCGTTATCGTGTAGAAATCTATGACGCAAACAAAGCAAATGATGTAACTATTTATTCAGAGCAAGGTGTTGATAGAGAATACCTAACTGAATTAGTTTTTTCTAATTTGCGTAAGTTTAGCGGAAGAGTAAATGCTTACGTGTATGACAATGTAAAAAAGAAAAAGGTTACAGCAATGTTCCTTGATGAAAGTATAACTAATAAATTCCAAACAAATTAAAAGCTGGGGCGGGATCAATTTAAAATCCCGCCCTATCTATTTGTCGACAATGCCCCCAAAGCTGCGGGGTTATCCACAGGCTTACGGCTTCCTGTGGAAAAGCCCTGGAAATTTGTGAGATTACTCACACGGATCAATTCGGACATATAGCCCTGGAAATTTGTGAGATTACTCACACGGATCAATTCGGACATATAGTAACTAATCCTAGACAATGTCAGTGCCACCTGTTATAATAAACCTAACAACAAACGAAAGGTAAAAAATAATGGCTCATAATCTCGAAGTCGAAAACGGCGAAGTTGCATTTGCTCTTCGTGGCACACCTGCTTGGCACAACCTTGCAAACCGCATCTTTACAAAAGATGAGGAAGTTACAACTCAAACAATGCTTGATGAAGCAAAACTTTCTAATTGGAATGTTCGCTTATCTCCATTGACCGACCACATTTCAGAATCTTGGAATGATGTATCTCAGGCATCTCTTGTCATTCGTGATAACCCATTCAATAAGGGTGTAGATGTTCTTGCTACTGTTGGAAAGCGTTACAAGCCTGTGCAGAATGAAGAACTATTTGCATTCGCTGATGCAATTCACGATGCCAATGCTGATTGCCGTTGGGAATCTGCTGGCTCACTAAAAAAGGGTAAAGTTGTTTTCGGAACTGTGGACATTCCCCGCACAATGGTTCTTGACCCACAAGGCGCTAACGATGAGACAAAACTTTATCTTATCGTATGGACATCACACGATGGTTCTGTTGCTGTTCAAGCAGCCGTTACACCTGTTCGTGTAGTGTGCCAAAATACTCTAAACCTTGCAATGAAGAATGCTAAGCAATCTTTCAAGATTCGCCACACGCAATCTGTTGAAGGTCGCATTCAAGTTGCTCGTGAAACTCTTGGGCTTGCTCTTGGATACTTT